AATAACTTCTTAAGAGCTACCATAAGTTGCGCTTGCTTCTGAGTATCATTAGTTCCTACTCCAGCCAACAGATCGTTCTTCAAGGTCATAGTCTTTCCTTCCCCTGTTACGCTTTCAGTATCACCCATAAAAGAACCATCTACCTCAAAGCTTCCAGGAGGCAAAGGAACCTTACCTTCTTTTGCTTTAGTACTTAGCCCTAGTCTATCAAGAGTTGCCTCTTCTTGGACCCTCAAGTTAGACTCATAGGCTTTAAGAGCATACTGATCTACATCTAGATCTTTCTCTACTTGCTGGTAAGCGTAAGCATTACTTGCATCAAAGATAGTTTGGTCCTGCATAAAGTTGATAACTTCATTGTCTGGGACTTCACCTAAACCTCTTGATGCTCTTTGACTTAGAACGTCTCTTTGCATGTAAGCTTTAGAAAGACTTCTATCAATGTCAAGCATTCTTGGATCATCAGAAGGAATATTTTTTTGTTTAGCAATTGCTTTCTTTCCCTCTAAGTCTTCGATCTGTGCTTGACTAAGTTGTAGTGTTTCATTTATGTGACCTAGATACTGTTGCTTAGCTGCATCTTGGTTAGAATTCATATACTTGTAGGTAGCATCCATCTGCAACTGTTCAAGTTCTGCAGGTGTTAACGAGGACATGTAAGCGTCTCTAATACGACCTTGATCCACACTACTTATCACAGTTTTTTGTATACGTCTTCCATCTGGTGTAAACTCAAAACGAGTTTCAATATTAGGTTTAATCTTAGTAAGAACTTCTCCATACTTTTTACCTGTGCCCTCTTGATATGGCTTGTAGGCTTGATAGCTAAGTTTACTATTGATGTCCCCGTTATTTTTCCAAGCAGCTATATCTTTAAAATAAAAATAATCATTAACTGGACTCTTGTACTTAGGATCTAGTTTTTTATACTCTTCCATCATACTATTGTAGGTCTTTGCAGAGTCTACTGCTGTAAGAAGAGTGGAGTCATTTTCTAGGGGTCTTCCTATATTAAGTACTGCGTCTACATTCCCTTTAATAGAAAAGTCTAGTCCTGCATTTTGGTTAATTGCTTTGACCATGTTATTCATGTTTTTGTCAAAGTATTCTTTGTCTACGTCTCTAACCAAAGAGTTTCTAATCTTACCGTAAGCGTCAATGCTTTGTTGTACTTTAGATCTACCCTCGTCAAACATCTCCTGTTTCTTAACAGCTAACTTGATTAAGTCATCTGCTGGTAAAGGATCAATGTAGTCTGGATAAACGAATTTGGTATGTTGTGCTGAAATTGGCATGGTTTAATATTTAGGTTTTTTATACATTCCCTTTTTAGCTGTTTTCTTTTTAGTGTCTTCAGCATCTATGTAGTTGTTGAAAGCATTAAAATAAAATGGCAACTGTTCTTCTGTTACATCCATCTGACCTTTTGAGGTAGTATTAAATGAAGGAACAAGGTTATTAATAAATGCAGCTTTTCTAGATTCACTCTGATCAAACAAACCTTTCTTAGTTATCATATTTGCAATAGATGCTTGTTTTTCTGCAGACTGAGCGTCTCTTGCTTGACCTACTAGGTTATTGTATACACGATCAAATGCTTGAGCATTGAACTGATCTGCACTAAAGGAAGCCTGTGCATTTGCTATATCTGCTCTAGACCTACCTTCTGCATCATAGTTTTGTTTAGTCTGGAAAGCCTTTTGTTTAGCATCAATTCCTGCAATATAAACATCTAAAGGATCTGCACCACTTCTCATAGCTGCTGTACCCATGTTATCTATGTTCTGTAACTCGCTTTGAATGTTCAAAGTTTGAGGACGAAGATAAGGAGCATCTATCTCAGGGATAGCATAAGGATAAATTTGTTGTGATTGTGCTAGTCCCATAGCTTCAGGAATAGCCTGATACAAAGGAAACTTTCCGGGAGTGTAAGTTCCTCTTGGTGCAGTTCCTGGCTGATTAAACTCAATATCTTTTGTCTCTAGTGGAACATCTTCATAAGTATAGTCCTGGGCATCAGTTCTACTCTTTGCTCTCACTGCTTGTCCTATAGTAGTGTTACCAAAAATTGCATCTGCTTTTGAAATTGGTTTTCCTAGATACACGTCATCTGCCATTCCTGTAGGAGTCAGATCAAAGTCAGACAGAGTTTCTTTAAATTCAGGATTATTCTGGAGATCTGCAAGATCCAAGTAAGACTGTTGAAACATTTTTGTTTGATCTTCAGTCAACGGAGTAAAACCTAACTGCTTTGCAATTTGATTATAAACCTTATTCTTCATACCACCAGCAGTTCTGTCTAAGTCTTCAGTCTTAATATCAAGATTTGGATTATTCTTAGCAGCTTCCCTAATAGTGTAGATCTGCTTTTGAGCATCCATAAAGTTTTTAATAAATTGGTCTTTGGATACAGTAGTACTAGGATTCTTTTCTTTGTACTTAGTATACATAGCATCCTTAACTTTGTCAAACTCAGGTCTACTTAACGTAGAAGACAAATCATCATAGCCTTTATTGTATTCTCCTAAAGTAGTCTTCTTGTTTGCAGCAGTGACTTTCTGGACTTTATTGTTAGCGCCCATAACGTAATCACCTACCTGAATCGAAGGATCACCTGCTTGCTTAACTGTTACTCCCTGTGGAATTTTATACTTACCTCCATCTGCCATGTTAGCTGTAATCTTAGCTTGTACATAACCTGGAAGAGCTTTAAATCCTGGGTTGTTAATACTAGCTCCTCTCTTTGCTTCTAGTTCTCCATTAGAGTTACCATTCATTAACTGTTGATCTTCAAACAAATCATCCAGAATTTTCTGATTTCTCTTCATCATCAAACTTGCAGTATCCTTATCTACTTGTTTAGCAAAAGGATTATCTAAAGTTTTCTTATATGAAGTTACATCGTAGTTCTTAGCAATCTGAGCAAAGGTTTTCTTAGATCCTTCTGGCTTTAGATTGTTAGAGTATACACGAGTTTGATCAGGAAGGTTTGTAGGGATACCTCCGTTACTATGAGAAGGGCCTTCTGCCATCTCAGTATCTAAGTTAGGAAGTTGGATGAATTCTCCACCTTCAATCTCTACATCGTTCATGCCTTCACTAGCATAACGCTTGTTTATTTTTGCACCCATTTCTGCTTTTATTGTAGGTTGATCCTCTGTGCCTCCACTTGTAGTACGACCATACATAAAGTTGTAGTCGTATACTGGCTTAGAGTTTCTTTGTTGTATTGATTCGTTAAAGTTACGTCGATTCTTTAGATCTTCATTATATCCTGCTAATGAATCTACGCCTAGTAAACCTAAGGTAGCTAACGCAGAACTGTTTTGTTGCCAGAAGCTAGGTTGTTCTTTTGGAGTAGAAGTAATAGGAGAGGTTTGAATACCCCTCATCGTAGCCTCTTCTTCAGACAAAGGACCTTGTTCTACTCCAGGAGTTTTTTGATTTACGTCAAAAGGATTAAGCGGAGATAGCATAGAAGTAAAAGTAGGCAAGCTACCTTCATCTTTAAATGTACCTGGCTTATATGATTTTGTTTGATCAGTTACCGTACCTTCAGGAGAGTCTGAGGTCTTAAATCCTGTTAGAGATAAGTTAGGAATTTGAAAAGCGTCTTGATAAGAACCTGTATTGCTAAATACCTGATTGTTAGACAGGTACTCTTCCATGGTAGGTATAGGAGCAGTAATTCCTTTTGGTTGGATTTTTTCAACCTCAGGATCTACTCCACCCCCGTTTACAAATTTCTTATACAGTGAGTATCTTAACATGTTTTAATTATTAATGTTATTAACATAGAAAGTTAATAACTGCTTGAGTTTAAGCTAGTTATACAAATATACGAGATTAATAAAAAAAAGCAAGGGGTAATTGCTTACCCCTCATTTAGTGCAATGTAATTAGACTCGGCAGGAACATAAGTCCAACCACACTTAGTAATTCGAAGTCTTTCATGTTTTAAGTGATTGAATGTGCCTACGGATAATCCCGTAAATTCACTCATATCTGTTGAAGACGCTTCCACCAATGTTTTTGTTTTAAAATTGTACCAAGTACAGGAGTATTTCTTTCGTCTAGTTTTGCTCATCTTTTCCCTAGACTCCTGGGGTCTTGTGAATCCTGTTTTGTACTTAAACCCATTTTGAGTTTTAGTATTTGCTGCTTTTTTGCCCCACTCACTTCTCTGTTCTGTGCTAGCATTAGCTAGCGTACTATTAAGCCAGACTTCAGGATTGTTTTTATGATAATCTTTTACAGAATTAGAGATCTTAATCTTAACATCTTCTGAAAGTATTCCCCCTTCTCCTCCCAAAGTCATATTATAACCCAAAGGAACAACGCAGTTATACTCTGATATAAAGTGTTTTTCTTTTTCACAAGCTTCTTCTTTTGTACTACAAGTTACTAACTCTTCCCAAAGAAAACACTCCTTACCATACTTCCTTAAAGCCAACTTAAAAGCTTGAGTATGGTGTTTCTGAGTAAGACAGTTTGCTTTCCTTAAATGAGCCTTAATCCTTTGATCAAGTGTTTTAGTAGTATATCCAATATATACCTTGCCATTTACTAAGTTAGTAACTTTGTATACAATCATTTTCTACCCTGTGATTTGTACTTTTTAATGTAGTTTTTGCTAGACTTTAACTTTGAAGCTTTAGTCTTTGCTACAACTCCCTTTCTTCTAATCTTAGGTTTAACTTTGAACTTAGAAGCTGTAGAGGTTGATTTAGTTTTAGATGCTTTAGTTGCCATTTATTTAGTTTTAGTTTTAGTTTAACACTTCCAACGCCTACGTGCTTGTCTGATTCTGCTATTAGGATCATTCTGTGTAGCCTGTGAAGATCTACGCAATTGACCTAATGAACGAGCACAGTAGGACTTTCTACGACCAGCTGCTTTGCTACCTGGCTTTACCTTACCTGTAACAGCAGTACTTAACTTAGAACCTGGGTTAGCTCTACGATAAGCCATAACTCCTTTCTGAGTCATACCAGCACCTTGCTTGGTAGGACGATAGTTAGCTCCTGGTCCTTTAGTAGTCTTAGCAATGGTTCCACCCTTAGCCATATAAGCTGCTTTAAGTCTACCACCAGCCATAAACTTGTATCCGTATTTAGAAGCATCTTGTCTAGCCTCGGATACATTTCCTTTGTTAGCTGCTACAAATCTAGCCTTAGCAACACTGGTAGGCATCTTACCGCCTTCGGCCATATTACGTTTAATCTTACGTTCTTGCTTAAGCATCTCTGGAGTAGGTTTCTTTCCAGAACCTCTCTTGGCACGGATGTTATTCCATAAAGAATTTTCTACACCCAGTTTATTTAATTTCTTTTTCATTTTTTTACTTTAGATTTTTTTAAGAAAGAAGCTAAATCGTACTTTACCTTTTCTCTGTTAAATTGTTTTGATAATTGATTAGCTAACTTTAATCTGTTTTGTTTGTCTTCTACTCTACGAAGAATACTTGCTACTCCATCAACCATCTGTTTATCATTGGATGCTTTCCCTCCGTTTTTAAGTTGGCTTGCTTGAAACCTAATCGGATTTTCTAGCATATTGTACTTAGCGGTTCTTAGTCTAGATGCATAATCAGCCTCTTGTGGGGTATTAAACTTACCCATGTTTAAGCCTGTTTTATAGTAGCGATTTATTGCTTCATCTTCGGTAAGTTGTTTACCACCTACAACTGTAGGAAGTAAAGTTTCTTTTCCATCAATGTTTACTCCTATCTTATACTCAGTCCTTCTAGCTCCCTCAGAGTCTATGTAGCCAGGACGATTGATATCAGGTAATAGGTAGTTCCCCTTCTTAGGAGCAGTAGTTACATCGTAGTCTCCCATAGATAATACGGAACCTCCATTAGGCATCTTACGCTTTTTGGAATTTTTATATGCACCCTTAAGTCTTGAACCTGAGGGTGCACTAGGAATTACAGAACCATTTACTCCTGGAACAAACATAATTAATCTCCGTATATAGACTTGCCAGAATTCATTTTAGCAACCTTTCTACGTATGAGTGCTTCTGCAGAACTTACTTTACTCTTAGCCTTTTTGAGTTTGCTCACATTATTCACAGCTTGAGTAACCTGAATAGGTTCTGGAGTCTTAAGAACTTCTTTAGTGTTAATAGGAGTCTTCTTCATGTTGTCTGCTGTAGCCATTACACTATTAACAGCTGGTCTTGCTTTATTCTCTGCCATAGACTTATCCCATTGCTCTGGAGTGTAGTTCCAAGTCTGTGAAGAAGAGGTACTAGTAGTCTTATTTGCTGGAGGATTAGTAACAGCTGCAGTTTTAGATTTAATGTAAGACTCATAAGCCTGTTGTGTCTTGGGACCCCAAGCACCATCAGCTGCAATGTCATAACCTTTACTACGAAGCATTTCTTGATATGCTCTTACTTTTTCAGAACCACCTCTAGCAAGAGGGCCTTTAGTACTAGGATTAGAAGAAGATACAGCAGTGTTAACTGCAGGACGAGCAGCATTCTCTGCTTGCGCAGTATCCCAAGTAGATTCGTTGTACCAGTTTGCAGGACTTTCAATAGGAGTAGGAGTAGTGAGATTTACAGAGTTAGTAGTTATTCCTTTAGGCTCAATAGCCATCACATCTTTTCTTGCTTCTTTAACCTCTTTCTTAGATACTTTCATACCATCTTCTCCCTTACGCATTTTAGAAAGAGTCTTAGCCAAGTTAGCTCTCTTTACAGTAGTAGCAGAGTAAGCGCTTTTGTTGCTTAGTACTTTATTACGGAAAGCAGGTACAGACATTCCAGCCTTTTTAGCTTGTGCTGTGAAAGAACCTGGATTTTTAGAGACTGCTTTTTGGATCCATTTACCTCCTGATTTCATTTTCTTACCTCCGCAACTCATGCAGGTAGAGTAAGAATTCTTTAGACGATTCATAATTATATTTTATTTAGTTTAAGTTAAAGTAAGTTGATACAAGGTACTAGTTATCAAACTAAGTACTTCATCAATTGAGTTTTGTAGGTGAGTGTTCTCCATACCGAATACTCCACGATGTTTCATTATGTAGTCTTTCATGTAGATTAAGTGAGTCTTTGCATTCATATACTCAGATGCAGGAATCTTAAAGTTAAGTCTTTTACCTATTGTTCCGAAGTAAGACTCTATGATATCATCAATTAGGTCAATAATTTCAGTGTAGTAACCGTCTAGTGCTTTGTGCTCACTAAAAGAAGTTGTCTGTAAGTGTGCAATGTGAATGATGTCACGAGACTGGAACAGTTGTCCTATTACTATCTCTGGCTTCACTGTGGTGAAAAGTTCTTTTTCTTTCATGGTATTATGGATTGGTTTGTGTTATTTGGATTGTGTTAATAAACTTAAATCTAGAATACTGATCCTGAATCAATCTTACTTTAGCAAAGTCTGATTTAATCTTAGCTTTTTGATAAGACACAGATACAGGTCTTACACTCTTGGTGTTTGGTATTTTATCTATTGGGTACTGAGTCACTAAGTCACTCCATTGAGTTGACCAAAGAGGTTGACCATTTCCTTGCGCTGCAACGTTCCAAAATCCGTTAAAGGTATACAACTGTTCTCTGCGAGAGATAAGCGCTTCTATGCCCGTTGTAGTCATTCTAGGATAGGTTATCTTCTGTCTTGTGTTACCGAACTCCTCAGGAATCAACTTAATGATACCAGATGACTGTTCTTTGTTGTAAATAATTGCCTTAGTAAAGTTTGCTAAGTTCTTCTTATTTGCAGTAGACAAAGAATAGTATTCGTAATCAGAATAATACTCTTGAATATCCTGCATCAAAGTAACAGAGTTAATAGTAGATACTTGTGGGAATGAGTTTACGTTATATTCTAGGATATAAGGATAGAGTTTATTGTAGTAAGTCTGGTAAGTAAAGATAGAAAGGTTATGATTCCAAGTAGATGCTCCTGTAGAAGTATTAATAACTGTTTGGAAATTACCTAACAAGGGAACATAAAAGTTTGGAAGGAATGAGTAGAAAGAGATAAAGTTCTTAAGTTTTGGTGAGTAAGCAACTGTCCAAGACTTATTCTCAAAGAATGCTGGATCACCGAAAGTAATCTCTACCTGAGTACTTCCACTCTCTAGTACATACTTTCTATAGTTAGTATCAGAAGTATCTGTAATGTACTTAACTACTGAAGGACTGCCTATCCTGTATTCAGGTTTAACTCTGTAGTCAAGTTTAGTAATAAATACTCTCTCATATCTTTCATCCCATCCCATAGCAATGCCTAAGCCAATTGGTAGATTGTCTACGTCTGCATTTGGAATGTCTTTAAGGATTTGGAAAGGAAGATTCTGTTTAAACCAGTTAAAGTTATTTTCTGTTTTAATCTCGTTGAATCCGTCTCCTGTGATTTGATAGATGTGACCACGTTTAGCGTCTACCCAGAATGTTCCGTACTCACACTTAACATAAGCTTTGTGTTGAGTTCCTATGTAACCTAGATCTGTCTTAGAAAGATCTACAGGTTTTTGTTTGAACATTTCTGCATTACCAATCTCTAACTGATAAGGAGAAGTAGTACTAAGAGTAATACGAGAGTTGTATACTTTAGTTGTATTCTCGAATCTAGCATATACTCTTTCGTTCTCTCCTGCGTTTAGATCAATTAAGCGACCACCTTGCTTAGGAAAGTCATAGAAGTTTCCTGGACGGAAAATACGCCAAGCATCAGAAAGGTAATTAGAAGAGTTTGCAGGATCTGAATAGATAACTCTATTGTTGTGAATAGACAAACACTCTAGTGAAGGATACTTTAATCTGTAAGGAAGGTTAGGACTTAAGTTCTGTGCAGAGTAAGTAGCATTGTAACTATAGAAGTTGTCAAATTTAATAGGTACGTTAACCTCATGCAACCACTCATCTGGAATACCATCTCCTACATTGGGGTAGAAGTTCTCTTCTAGATCGTTTCTTCCATGACGTAAGTCTACGTTAATGTCAGACTCTACATAGAAAACAGGAATACCGTAAGAAGCTGTATAAAAGAATCCTTTCTGATAAAAGAAAGAACTAGGGGTAACAATGTCAGGCTCTCCTGGAATAGGATTAGGTAAATTAAATGTAGGAGAAACATCTAAGTTATTCTTTTTAACAAATAAACTATAAATACTAGCTAATGCTCCAGAAATAGCAGCGTTAAGAGTCACTCCTGTAGCTGCTCCGCCCGCAGCTAGAACAGGAGTTGTTAAAATTGTTGCTAAGGTTGCTGCTGCTCCTGCTAATATACTACTAGCAAATGCATTGTTTATATCTTCAGGAGACTCCCCTATGTAATAGGTAGGGTATCCTAAGTTTGGAAACAACCAATAATCAAAAGGAACATTATCTACTTTAGCAGGAAGATTAGCTAGGTTACGAGTAAAGAAAGAATGTTTACGTTTAAGGGCAAACTTGTTGATATAGGTGTCTCCTCCGAATCCAGGATAGTACTTAGTTTTAATTTTAGCTGTACCTGAAAGATCTGTGTAGACACCACAAGCGTAGCCCATAGAAACGTATTTAATATTTTCTATCTGTCCATACTGATTAGGAAAACTACGTTTAATAGAGGAGTAGTATGCTCTTGTGTCTGATTCTGTAACCTTTTCTGGAGTATCTCCTAATCCTGCTTGGTCTAAAGTATAACGAGAAGTATCTATAATACTTCCATGCTCTGTAGAAAAAGAACCATTAGTTTTTAAATAAACAGAAGTTTCTCTTAATCTATTATGTAATGGACGGTCATCGTTTAACTCTACGATCTTATCGTTAGCATAAAGTCCAATATCTAAGAATCTTCTTCTATTACCTATAGTCGTTATAGGAAGGAATTTTTTGTATTCGCCAACAGAGTTAAACTGATAAGCAAA